GTTATTTTCGACCCGCGATCTTCGCCTAGCGGGTGACCCCGAACTGGCTAAAACCTAGTCATACCAAGCACTTTGCCCCCATCCCCCCGCCGCCTTTATCGGGTCTTTAGCCTGACTTAAGCCCATTCAAGTCGCAATAAGGCATGAGACTGGTTCGCAAGAGCGAATTCGCCAGGATCCGTGGGGTGACCCCGGCGGCGATCACGCACGCGATCAGATCTGGCCGAATCCGTGGCGCCGTGGTGACCCGCAACGGCAAGGAGTTCATCGACCACGACCTGGCGATGGAGCTGTGGGAGCGCAACACGATCAGCGACGATCCACCCCCGCCACGACAGCCAGCTGCCGCCCCCACGGCCGCCGACCGCAACGAGCTTCGGGCGATCATCGACGCGATCCCGGACGACGAGATCCCGGACATCAACGACAGCCGCAAGCGCCGGGCCTATTACCAGGCCGAGAAAGACAAGCAGGATGCGCTGCAGCGCCGCGGCGAGCTGGTGCCGATCACAGACGTCCGCCGCGAGGCAACCCGACTGGGCCGCCAGGTACGCGACCTGCTGCTGATGATCCCGGCGCGGAACGCGGCGAAGCTCTGCACCATGCAGGACCAGGAGGACATCCGGCTGCTGCTGCAGGTCGAGATCGAATCCGCCTTGCGAGGCCTGGCCAATGCCTGACGGCGCCCTGATCTACCGCGAGGCCCTGATCGAGGCCCTGCAGCCCCCGCTGGACCTGACCGTCAGCGAGTGGGCGGACCGAGAGCGGCACCTGACCAGCCGCAGCAGCTCTGAGCCGGGACTGTGGCGCACGGATCGCGTGCCCTACCTGCGCGAGCCGATGGACCTGCTGAGCCCGCGTGAGCGCCGGATTCGACGAGTTGTGCTGCTGTTCGGCTCCCAACTCGCCAAGACCGAGTGCGGGCTGAACTGGCTGGGACGAACGATCGCCATGGATCCGGCGCCGTTCCTGGCGATGTTCCCGACCGAGTCATTCGCCAAACGCCAGGTGCGTCAGCGCCTGACTCCACTGTTCGAGGACAGCCCAGCGGTCAAGGCGAAGCAGATCAGCAGCAAGTCGCGGGATGCCGCCAACGCGATGTTCCTGAAGGAGTTCCAGGGCGACATGCTGCTGAGCATCATCGGCGGCAACAGCGGCAGCGCGGCCCAGGGCATGCCGGCTCAGAACGTTTGGGCCGACGAGGTCTCGAGCTTGCCGCTGGAGATGGATGACAAGGGCGACCCACTGGAGAACGCCGAGGCCCGTCAGACCAACTTCCCGGACCGCAAGAGCCTGATCACCAGCACGCCCGGCACGCGCGGCACCTGCCGGATCACGTGGGAGTACGAGGAACGCAGCGACCGGCGCCGGTACGCGGCCCTGATGCCGTGCTGCGGCGCCCACGAGGTGCTGGTGTGGCGGGATCACATGGTCTGGGATCGGCCCGACGGCGAGGTCTGGTGCCAGTGCCCGGCCTGTGGTGAGCGCATCGGGCAGCACAACAAGGGCTCCATGCTGGACGGCGGCATCTGGCGGCCGACGGCGAAGGGTGATGGCGAGACGGCTGGATTCCACCTGCCCGGGTGGTACGCCCCCTACGGCTGGCTGAGCTGGGAGAAGATCCGCGACGAGTTCCTGCGGGCGAAGGACGACCCTCTACTGCTGAAGGGCTGGGTGAACAAGCGCGCGGCCGAGGCCTGGGAGGATGCCGCGATCGCAGCGGTCAGCGCCGAGGGCCTGATGAGCCGGTTGGACGGCGCCCACGAGGACGGCACCTGCCCAGAGGGCGTACTACTGCTGGTCCAGACTGTCGACGTGCAGGACACCTGGCTGGAAACGACTGTCTGGGGGTTCGGCCGCGGCGACGAGATGTGGCGCATCTGGCACCAGAAGGTCGAGCTGACACCGGACGATCCGGAGGCGTGGGAGCAGATCGACAGCATCCGCCGGACGCAATGGCCCACGGCAGCCGGTGGCACGATGACGATCAAGGCCGCGGGCGTTGACACCGGCGGCCATTTCACCCACGAGGCCTACAACTACTGCCGCGAGCGATCCCGCGAGGGCGTGGTGGCCCTGAAGGGCAGCAGCACCAGGTCGGCGGTGGCGATCAGCAAGGGCAAGAAGGTGGACGTGAACACGAAGGGCGAGACCATCAAGGGCGGCGTGACGCTCTACATGGTCGGCACCGACAGCCTCAAGCGGACGATCTACGCCCGGCTCAAGCGCGACGTGACCGGCCCTGGCGGGATCCACTTCGGCACCGGCACGACAGAGGACTACCTGCGGGGCCTGACCTGCGAGCGGCTGGTGCCGAGATCGGTCAAGGGGTTCCAGGTGCTGGAGTGGCAGAAGCCGGCGGGAGCCCGCAACGAGCCGCTGGACCTGACGGTCTACGCCCTGGCGGTGCTCGAGCTGATCAAGCGTCGCTACCACCGCGCCACGATGTGGGACCAGATCGAACGGCAACTGAAGCCCGCTGCCCCCGCGCCCGCGCCTGAGCCGCTCGGCACTGCCCCGCTAGAGTCCAGGCAGCCCCGGCGCCGCGGCGGGTTCGTGACGAACTGGTGATGACCGCAAGTTTCCCCGCAGAGGTCCGGCCGGGCGACACCCTGATCTGGGGCACGGCATCGGCTGCAACGCCGACCGGCGGCCCGATCACGGCCGGCGCCGGCTGGGCGCTGACGACCTACATCCGGTTCCCAGTCGCCACCGGCGCCACCCAGTCAACCGGCGCGGCATCTGGCGATGGATGGGATTCAACGGTGAGCGCTGCGCTGACCAGCCTGTTCCCGGCTGGGCAGCGCGGCAGCTGGCAGTCAGTGGCGACGCTGGCGGCAGACGCCTACACGATCGGGTCGGGATCGTTCATGGTGCTGCCGAGCCTGACGGCCGCCGGTGCGATCGACACCCGCAGCCAGGCGCGGAAGGATCTGGAGGCATGCCAGGCCGCGATCCGGGCTGTGATTGCCGGCGGCGGGGCGCAGGAGTACCGGATCGGCACGAGGCAGGTGAAGCGATATGAGCTGAGCGAGCTGCTGACGCTGGAGGCCCAGCTGAAGGCGGAGGTGGCGCGGGAGGAGGAAGCTGAGAACATCGCCGCCGGCAGGGGCAGCGGCCGGACGCTCTATGTGAGGTTCACCTGATGGGATTCTGGCAGCGGATTCAGCACGCCTTCGCCGGCCCACTGCCCCCGCAGCCCGCGCGACGCAGCTATGCCGCCGCGACCGGCGGCCGACTGACGGCGGGATGGCTGACGGCGGGCACGAGCGCCGACGCTGAGATCCAGGGCAGCCTGCCGCGGATCCGGGACCGGGCCCGGTCAATGGATCGGGATACCCCCTACGTGCCGCAGATCAAGCGGCTGGTGCGGGACAACGTGGTGGGCCCCCACGGCATCCAGCTGCAGATGCGAGTGATGCAGCTACGCGGCGGCCAGCTGGATGAGCGGATCAACTCGTCGATTGAGCAGGGCTGGCGGCAATGGGGCAACCGCGACAGCTGCGACGTGGCGGGGCAGAAGTCCTGGCTGGACTTTGAGTGGCAGGCGGTGATGGCCGGGGTGGATTCGGGCGAGACCATCATCCGCTTCGTCCGACAGCCGTTCGGCCGCAACAACCGAATCCCACTGGCACTGGAGGCGATCGAATCCGACCAGCTGGACCTGAACCACGTCGGACCGTTGAAGGATCCGCGCAACAGTTGGCGGATGGGAATCGAGCGCGACCGCTGGGGGCGTCCGCAGACCTACGCGATCCTAACGGCTCACCCGGGCGATTACCTGACGTCGGGCACGAATGCGGCATCGCAGCGCCGGGTCGAGTACGTGCCGGCGGAGGACATCGTGCATGTGTTCTTCCCCGAGCGGCTGGGCCAGACCCGTGGCGTGCCGCGGATCCATGCGGTGATCGCGGACGCGCACCAGGCGAACGGCTATGAGGAAGCGGCGACGATCCGGGCCAGGACTGCGGCGTCGCAGATGGGGTTCATCCGCACCGATGACGGCGAGCTGATCGGCGATGGGGTGATGGATAACCAGAGGGTGACGGACTTCGAGCCTGGGGTGTTCAAGTACCTGAAGGCTGGCGAGGATGTGGTGGTGCCGCAGATGCAGTCGCCGGACTCGCAGTTTGAGATGTTCGTGCGGCAGAAGGGGCGGCGGATTGCGATGGGAACGGGCGTGAGCTACGCCAGCCTGACCCGCGACGCAAGCCAGGCGAGCTACAGCAGCCAGCGCCAGGAGTATCTGCAGGATCAGGACGCCTGGAGCGTGGAGCAGACGATGCTGATCCAGCGTCTACACGAGCGAGTGTTCGCCGAGTGGCTGCCGCTGGCTGTGCTGGCCGGCGCGGTGCGGCTGCCGGACTTCGAGCTGCGACCGGAGCGCTACCTGATGGCGGCGCAGTGGCAGCCGAGGGGATGGCAGTGGGTGGACCCCAAGAAGGAGGCCGAGGCGAACGTGATTATGGAGGGAGCGGGCTATGTGAGCAAGACCCAGATCATCGCCAGGCTGGGGACCACCTACGAGCAGATCTTGAAGGACAAGCAGCAGGAACAGCAGCTCGAGGCCCAGTATGGGGTGCGGCCTCAGGCGCCACCGATCCGACCGGATCCGCCACCGGAGGACTCGCCAGATGCCTGACCTGACACCGACCGCCGGGATGCGCGAGGAAGCGCAGCGCTACCGCGACTGGAAGGCCGAAGGCCGCCGCGGCGGGACAGCCGTGGCCGCCAGGCGTGCGGGGCAGATCCTGAGCGGTGAGCCGCTGTCTGAGCAGACCGTGATCACCATGGCCGCATGGTTCGCCCGGCACGAGGTGGACAAGCAAGCCGAGGGCTTCCGGCCGGGAGAGGACGGCTACCCCAGCCCGGGGCGTGTGGCATGGGCAGCATGGGGCGGCGATCCAGGGCAGCGGTGGGCGAGTGAGAGGGCCGATAGCATCAAGGCAGATCGCAGCATTGCCGGGATGGAAGATCAGGGGGCCCGCCCGTATCCGAATGAGCATGCCGCGCGACTGGTGGACCCGGATGGGTTCGATAGGTTCCGCCGCCAGAACGACGCCGGGGGCGAGGGGGTGGACTTCATCTACGGCATCAAGGGCGACGATCCGGTGGTGCTGCAGGCGATCCGATTCGATGCCGAACGGTTCACCCCGGCGGAGGCGCGGAAGTGGCTGGACGACCACGATCACCAAGCGATCCTGTTTGAGGAAGCGACGGGGGAGCGTGAGCTGACGCCAGACATGACGGTGGCGCAGGGGATGCTCTACGAGGCGCTGGAGGAGATCACCGACGAGGTGGGCCAGTTCAGCCAGGCCGATGCCCACTACATGCCCGAGAGCCCGTTCGTGGGGCAGGGGATGGTGTGCAGCAACTGCGCGTTCTACCAGGGCCCGGCGGCCTGCGAGGTGGTCGAGGGCGAGATCGCCCCGGGCGCACTGTGCAAGCACTGGATCATCCCGGCGAGCAAGCTGAGCGCTGAGCCTGCGGCCCCGCGCCAGCTGGCGCATGGTGAGATGGAGCGGTGCTTTGGGTCTGGCGTGGTCCGCCGTGAGCTTGACGTGGCGATGGCTCCGGAGGCGATCGAGGACGGGATCCGGTTCACGTTCAGCAGTGAGTCACCGGTGGAGCGGTGGTTCGGCAGTGAGGTGCTGAGTCACGCCCCTGGCGCGGCGGACCTGAGCCGGCTGAACAATCGAGCGGTCCACCTGTGGAACCACGACCGCGACGTGGTGCTGGGTGTCGTGACTGGCGCTGAGATCGGCGCCGATCGCCGTGGTGTGGTGACGACCCGCTGGAGTCCGAACACCAACGAGCGCGGGAGTCAGGAATGGAAACGCCGGCAGGACGTCGAGAGCGGGATCACGAGCAAGGTGAGTTTCGCCTATGAGGTGCGCGACGCGATGGACATGGGCGACGGCAAGATCCTGGTGACCAAATGGGCACCGCTGGAGGTCTCCACCGTGTCGATCCCTGCCGACGACTCGGTGGGGCATGAGCGGCAGCTGCAGGCCAGCGCTGCCGATCTGGTGGCGCTCACCCACGAGCTGCAGCGGGAGCGTCCGGCTGCCGCCCCACCGGAACCTGAACAATCGCAACCCTCTAGCATGGAAGAGCATGTATCGGCCCCGCCCGAAACGATGACCGTCGAAACCCAACAAGACGCCCGTTCGGCCGCTGAGGTCGAGCGTGAGCGCATCAAGAGCATCAACGCCATCTGCCGCCATCACGGCATGCCTGAGGGCATGGCCGACGACCTGGTCGACGCTGGCGCTTCCGTTGACCAGGCCCGTGAGCAGGTGCTGGGCAAGATCGGCGCCCGCAGCCGCGAGCTGCAGCCCGGCGGCCTGCACGTCGAGGCTGACGCCCTGATCGGGATGGATCAGCGCGACCTGAAGCGCTACTCGATGATCAAGCTGCTGCGGCACATGGCCGAGCCGACCAATCAGTCCCTCCGCGATGCCGCCGGCTTTGAGCTGGAGTGCCACAACGCTGCCGAGGCCAAAGCCGACCGTGCCGCCAATGGCAAGTGGGTTCCGTTTGACGTGGTGGTCGCCAAGCGCGACCAGACCGTCGGCAACTTCGGCAAGGGCGGCGCCCTGGTCGGCACCGAGCTGCTGGCCGGGTCGTTCATTGATCTGCTGATCAACCAGTCGGCCCTGCTCCAGTCCGGCATCACCACCCTGGCGGGCCTGACCGGCAACGTGGACATTCCCCGGAAGACCGCTGCATCGCAGCACTACTGGGTCGGCGAGGACGTTGACGTCACCAACAGCGACGCCACCTTTGGCCTGATCTCCAGCACCCCCAAGACCATCGGCGTTCGAGTGCCGGTGTCCCGCCGGTCCCTGATCCAGACCACTCCGGACATTGACACTCTGGTGCGCCAGGACATGGCCGAGCGCATGGCGCTGGGCGTGGACTCCAGCGGCCTGTACGGCACCGGCTCCAATGCGCAGCCGCTGGGCCTGCGCAACGTGACCGGCATCGGTTCGGTGACCCTGGGCGGCGGCGCCTCTCAGGTGTACCCGGCCAACCTGGGCAGCGGCACGCACGACTCCGGCGACTGGGCCGACTACATCGACCTGCGGGCAGCCTGCACCGCGGCGAACGTGAACGTGGGCAGCGCCCGCTACATCATGAACGCCATCACCGAGGCCGGCGGCATGAAGACCCTGCGGGCTTCGGCTGCTGGGTCGGACTACATCGTCTCGGACGCTGGCACCATCGGCCGCCATCCGGTCCTGGTGTCCAACCAGGTGCAGACCAACGACGTGTTCTACGGGGTGTTCTCCGATCTGGTCCTGGCCACCTGGAGCGGCCTGGATATCGTCGTGGACCCCTCCACCCAGTCGGCCAAGCGTCAGGTGATCTACACCGTGATGCAAGATCTGGATTGGGTGTGCCGTCGGGCCGCCAGCTTCGCCCTGGGAAGCTGATGGCCTGGATCATCCTCCAGACCGCCTGCTGCATTGCAGGCGAACAGTGCCAGCCGGGACCTGATCCAATTCAGGTCTCCTCTGCCGATGCCAAGCTGCTGATCTCCCAGCAGCTTGCCCTGCCGGCGGAGGCGCCGGCCCCGGCCCCGGTCGAGGCGCCGGTGTGCAAGCCCCGCAACCTGAAACCCCCCGTCGCTGACAAATGACCATCCAGAACCTCGGCGGCAAAACGACCGCCTTCCAGCTTCACGCCTGCGCCGTCGTGGCCCTGGCGAGCACCACCGGCGCCGGCCAGGTCGGCGGATCTGCCGCCACCGTGGACCTGTTGCCCTACGAGGGTGACGTGACGTTCTCCCTGGACCATGCCGCAGCCGGCTCTGGCGTCACCCTGACCGCCAAGATCCAGCACAGCGACACCACGACCGCCGGCGATTTCGTCGACGTGACCGGGGGTGCGTTCACTGCGGCTGCCGCCAACACCGCCGGCTTCGCCACGCTGACGCTGAATAGCGACATCCTGCGCCGTTACGTGCGGGTGCTGTTCACCACCTCCGGCGGCACCAGCTCCGGTGCCGTGAGCGCGATGGGTCGGGGTTCGGCGAAGTACCTCTGATCGATGATTGACGCAGACCTGGATCTGCTGTTCAGTTTCGGCGCCAGCAGCGTGACTGCGGGCGCCGTTTCTGGTCTGGGGCTGCTGATGATGCCCGGCGAGATCATCGCCGACGGGATGGTGCTGACGACGGACTATGAGCTGACGGTGAAGACCAGCGAGTTCGGCAACCTGCAGTACGGGACCGGAATCGTGGTTGACGCCGTGCCCTACACCGTGCGGAACGTGATGCCGATCGATGACGGCCGGCTGAGCATCGTGCGGATGCAGGCAACAGCGATTGAGAGCCCGGCGCCCTTGGGCCCGTCGGTGCTCGAGGGCGACAGCGTGGACACCGACAGCGAGGTGGTGCTGGACGGCGGCACCCCGAGCACGGTCTACATCTACGACAACGTCATTGACGGAGGGGCACCATGAGCGAACGGATCACCAGGCTGCGGATGCGCGGCGGCACGGCAGCCGAGTGGACGGCGGCCAACCCGGTGTTGCTCTCCCGTGAGTTCGGCATCGAGACCGACACTCGGCGCCTGAAGATGGGCGACGGCACGACCGCCTGGGCCAGCCTGCCGTACTTCCTCGCTGGTGCTGACGTGCGGGGGCAGGTGAGCCGGCTGACCAGCTATCAGATTCCCTCCGCGGCCCAGGGGGTCTACCGGGCGATCGGCGCCACCGGCACGCTGGACACGACCACAGCGAGCGGCCTGGTGCTGGGCACGACGGACACGATGGGCCTGCGCAACAGCAGCGGCAACACCGTGCTGCTGCGAGTGTCGGGATCGGTGGAGGCGACGGCCGGGAACAACATCCTGGCCCTGAAGCTGGCCGTGAATGGCGTCGTGATCGATGCGACCGAGACCCATGCGATCCACGGCGCCGGCGGCGGCGGCCAGGATGCGAGCCTGAAGACGACGTGGATGGTGTCGTTGCCGGCAAACGGCGAGGTGTCGATGCACCTGGCGAATCTGAGCGCATCAGCCAACATCACCGTGACCAGGGCCCGGCTGGTGGCGAGCCAGGTGCATCTGTGAGGGCCGCTAGCATGAGGGCACAGGAGGCGCGATCATGACCCTCGGCGCAACATCAGGGTTTCTGACCCGCGACCTGGGCACCCTGACCAGCGCCGGTGTCGGCACAGCCCGCGAGAGCACGGGCGTCGACCTGACGTTTCAGGTGGTCGTGTCAAGCATCGGCACGAATGTGGTCGTGGCGTTTGAGGGCAGCCTGGATGGCACGAGCTACGGCCGCCTGAGCGATGGCGTGGTGGACAGCTACACGATCACCGCGAACGGCACCTACCTGTACCAGATGCGCGGCCCGGTGCGGTTTGTGCGGCTGCGGCTGGTGAGCGTCACCGGCGGCACGCCGAGCGTGACGGGCACCGTCGGGACTGGTCGATGATTCCGGACGACTATCCGATCACGGTGGCCCAGGGCGGCACCTACCAGCTGGACGTGCAGCTGCTGGACAACGTGCGGCCGGTGACGCTGACGGCCGGCAGCGACCTGATCGGCCTGCGGTGCCATGGATTCGTGGCAGGCGACCTGGTGGGCTTCCGATCGGACGCCGGGACGTTCCCTTGCGGCATGGCCGGGGTGGCGGGCTACTACGTGATCAGCAGCGGCCTGACCAGCGATGCGTTCAAGGTGAGCACGACGGTGGGCGGCGCGAGCATCGGGATCAGCCCGATCGCTGAAGACCTGACCGGCATCGGCTACGAGGTCGGCAAGGCCGTGAGCCTGGTCGGTGCGACGCTGGATGCTGACGTGAAGTCCACGATCGACGGCTCACTGGTCGCATCGTTCACGGTGACGCCCCTGACCGCCGCGGCCGGCACGCTGCGGATGAGGCTGGCCCCGGCGACGACCCTTGCGATGCCCGCCAGCGACCAGTACGCCTACGACCTGAACTACCAGGTGGGTGGCGACAGCTACTACCCGATGGCTGGCCAGCTGACGGTGCTCGGCACCAGGAGCCGCCCATGAGCGCGAGCGTGATGGAGCAGGGCCGCGCCGGTGTGTCGGTGTCAGTGCCGGGGCAGCGAGGCCCTGCCGGGATCATCCGACGCCGGACGGTGGCCGGCACGAGCTACACCCTGACGATCGAGAATTGGAGCGAACTGCTGGTGTTCACCAGCAGCAGCACCGTGACCGTGACCTACCCGGCGGGACTGGGGGCCGAGTTCGAGTGCCTGATGCTGCAGTACGGCACCGGCCGGGTCGTGGTCAGCGCTGGAGCTGGCGCCACACGACGGGCGGCGACGAGCGCGACGGGCACGGCCTACCAGTATGCGACCGCGAGCGTGATCGCGCTGCCGACCACGGATGAGTTCCTGCTGACTGGGGAGGTGAGCGCAACATGACCCATCTGGTGCCGGTGTTGAGGCCCGTCCTGGGCAGCCCGTTCCGGCGGGCATCGCTGTATCGAGCAGCTGGCGAGATGCCGAGCTGGCACATCGTCCCGGTGCGAACCGGCACGGTGACGGATCTGATCAGCGGATCTCAGATCATCACCTTCACCAACTCAAGCCCGGCCTGGGGGTTCGACAGCTCGGGCGTGCTGGTGCAGCCTGCGGCCAACGTGCCGTTCATCGAGTACGACCCGGCGACGGGATCGGCGTTGGGCTGGCGGGTGTGGGATGCGGTGACGAATCTTAAGACGAACTCAGAGAGCGTATCAGCGGGATTTACGCAGCAGCAATCAACTGTCACGTCAGACGTAATCGCAGCGCCAAGCGGTGCGCAAACCGCGGACCTGCTTGTCCCAAATACAACAACAGCTTCTCACGCGTCTTTTAATGCCAGCATTGCTTTCAGCTCGTCAACGCTTTACACCTGGTCATTGTTCTTAAAGGCCGGCGGTTACACTACGGCCCAGTTTGCTTTTACTTCGGCTTTCGGAAACTCAACTGCATGGGCGAACTTTATTCTTTCCGGCGCTGGGTCTGTCGGGTTCAAGGGCGCAGGTGGCACCGCTGGGATTCAGGCTTTGCCTAATGGCTGGTATCGCTGCTTTTTGACGGCAACATCTGGCGCGTCCGCAACAACAGGCGGCCCAGTGTTTATTGCCCTTGACTCCGACAGAAACGCTCGGGATCCCAGCTTTGCTGGCAATGGTGTCGATGGTGTCTATGCCTGGGGTGCACAGATCAACACCGGCCCCTTGGCCCCGTATGTGCCCACGACCAGCCTTGCCGCCAGCAGCACGGCGGACGTGGCGTCGATCACTGGCGCGGCGTTTGCGGGGATCTGGAATCCGAACGAAGCGACATTGTTTGCTGACGTTGTAACTGCATCGGCAAAGGCAAATCAAACTATTTCCATTAACGATGGAAGCCAAAGCAATCGAATGGAAATCAGACCAGTGGGTTCTAGTGCTGATGTGTTGAGAAGCGATGTCGTAGTTGCTGGTAGCTCTCACAGTCGGACGATCACGATCGGAAGCCAATCTCGACGCATCGCTGCGTTAGCAATGAAGGCAAATGAGTTCAGAATCCAGAGCGGCAGTATTGCATCAGGCATACCAGGCAGCGTAATGCCAGTGGTAGATCGAATCTATCTAAACTACGCAACATTCGCCAATGCTGAATTGCAAGGCTACATCCGCGAGATGGGACTCTTCAAGTCCCGCCGCCCCAACACCAACCTTCAGGCGATGATGCTGTGAACCACTACACCCTCCGCTTCCCCGATCACCAGGCCGCCCATGATGCCGCAGATGGGGCCGGCTACCTCGATGACGACGGCGAGCTGGTGTCCCTCGGCCATAAAGGGGCGCTCGACATCATCGGCGAAGTCGTGCTGCCCGGCACCTACGACGCTGACGGCAACGAGCTATCCCCGCCCACACCGCTGCCCGGCTTCTACGTCAACCTGGCCATCCCCGGCCCGCTGCCCCGCACCCTGGCCCCCTTCCGCACCCCCTACGGCTCAGGCGGCAGGATCTTCGCTGGCACCGAGCCCGACCCAACAGCCTGGCCCCCAACCCCAACCCCATGACCACCCGCCGCGAGCAGATCCTGTCCACCTGGGCCGCAGCCCTCGCGGGGATGCCGCAGGTGTCGGGCCGGATCTGGCGCAGCCGGGTGGAGCCGTTGCAGCGCCACGAATCGCCCGGCATCGCCTTGGAGTGGATCGACGACAGCCCGGACGTGCGGACCAGCCTTCCGTTCCTCGACTGGACCCTCCAGGCCAGGGCGGTGGTGATCGTGCGCGATGCCCAGCCGGACGTGATCGCGGATCCGATCGTGGCGGAGATTCACCGCCGCACGATGGCCAGCACGGCCCTGCGCGATCTGACGATTGACGTCATGCCAGGCCGGACCACCTGCGAGCTGCTGCAGGCCGATTCACCAGCTGGCCTGATCACCGTGCCATTCGTGTTCAACTACCGTACGAGTGAAGCCGACCTGGAGGCCTGAGTAGCATGGAGGACGACACCCGCGGCATCGGCGGGATCTGGGAGATGGATCCGGCCACCGGCCTGAGGCATCGCCCCGCAGCCGAGCCAGCCCCTGCCGACCCCGAACCCGAGCATGGCCTACAAGACGAAGCTGCGGACGATCCTGGCCAAGACTGAGGGCGCCAGCTATGGCGTCAGCTCAAGCCCGGATGGCACCAATGCGGTTCTGGTCAACTCCGACCTGGCCCTGACGCCCCTCGCTGGCGACGTGGTGAGCCGGGACATCATCCGGCCCTACATGGGCGCCTACGAGGGGCTGCTGAGCAACACACAGGTGCAGCTGCAGATGACGGTGGAGTACGCCGGCAGCGGCACCGCTGGCACTGCCCCCCGCTATTCCCCCCTGCTGAGATCTTGCCGCCTGTCTGAGACCGTGATGGGCACGGCCGTGACCGGCACCTCCACCGCCGGAGCCGCCGGCACCATCACCCTGGCGGCGGGCGCGAGCGCCGTCAACGACGCCTACACCGGCATGGTGGTGAGCATCACCAGCGGCACCGGCAACGGTCATGTGGGCCTGATCACCCAGTACGTGGGCAGCACGAAGGTCGCCACCGTGGCGGCCTACACCTCGACGTTTGTGCCTGGCGTCGGCAGCGGCTACAGCATCGGCGCCAACGTGCGCTACCTGCCGATCAGCACGATTGACGGCGTCAGCGACACCAGCTGCACCATCCAGTATCGACTCGGGGGGCCCAGCGGGACCGAGATCGTCCACACCCTGACCGGCTGCCGTGGCACCGCCACGATGAACCACACGCTGGGCCAGATCCCGACGATCACGTTCAACATCACGGGCCTCTACAACGCCCCGACCGATGCCAGCCCGGTGACGCCGACCTATGCGAACCAGGCGACTCCGCAGACGTTCCGCAACGACACCGCCGGATCGTTCCGGTTCTTCGGCGTGGCCGGCTGTCTGCAGTCCAGCAACTTCGACCTGGGCAACCAGGTGGAGTACCGGGAGCTGATCGGCTGCAGCAAGGAAGTGCTGATCACCGACGGCGCGATGAGCGGCACCGTGGTGATGGAGGCCACCAGCATGGCGACGTTCAACCCCTTCGAGCAGGCCCGCACCGACGGCGCCCTGGGCCGCCTGAGCTATCTGCATGGCACGACCGCCGGCAACCGGGTGGGCCTGGTGGTGCCCTACTGTGACCTCGGGCTGCCGGCCTACCAGTCGGCGCAGGGTGTTGAGCACTTCACCCTGCCCTACACCGCCGTGCCGAGTGTGGCCGGCAATGACGAACTGATCCTCTGCTACTCCTGAGCCATGCCCTACACCAAAGTGAAGGCCACCAGCTACCGGTGGCCTGTGCCGATCCGCACTGCCGGCGACGGCGGGGTGCAGATTGAGGAAACCTTCGACGCGGTGTTCCGCCGGGTGACCCGCCCGGAGATGCAGGGGCTGACCGACAAGGGCGATGAACAGCTGGTGCGCGGCGTCCTCATCGGGTGGTCTGGCATCCTCGACAGCCAGGGTGAGGAGATCCCCTACAGCGAAGCGGCCCGGGATGAATTGATGCTGGACCAGTCGTTCCTGCGGGCCGTCATCGAGGCCTTCTACCTGGGCGTGAACGGGGGCAAGGCGGGAAACTAGCCGCGGTCGCTCGGTACTGGGCGACCGGCAGCAGCGGCAGGGACTACTCCGAGGCCGACCGTGACGCGGCGGCCCTCGGGGTGATCTGGATCCGCGACGACGACGAGCGCAGCGGCGACTGCGAGGTGTGGGAGGAGAACTGGGAGACGGTGCGGATGTTCATGCGTCTGCAGACCCAGTGGCGAACGACGATGGCGGGCTATCAGGGACTGGACTACAACGCCGCCCGCTGGCTGCTGGACCTTTACCATGTGGAGGACCCCGTCACGATGATCGAGGGCCTGCAGGTGATGGAGTCAGCCGCGCTGGAGGAGCTGAACCGAGATGGCTGACAACGCGACGCGACTGAAGATCCTGGCGTCGGTTGAAGGCATCCAGGGGTTCGACGGGCTCAAGCGGTCGCTGCAGGGGCTGGCGCAGCAGTCTGCCGCGACCCACCAGGACCTGTTCAAGCTCAACGCCGCCTACGAGAAGCTCAGGCGAGGCAGTGACGGCAGCATCAACAGCATGCGGCTGCAGGTGCAGGCGCTGACGCAGCTGCGGGAGTCCGTGGGCACCGGAACTGTCATGTTTGGCAGGTACACCGCTCAGCTCGACGAGGTCCGGGCGAAGCTGGATGCGGTGACCAGGGCGGAAAGGAACGTCTCCAACCAGCAGCAGAGGGGCGGGGGGATCATGGCCTCCCTGGCCACTGGGGCCGGCGTCAGGGGCGCCCTGACGATGCAGGCAGGTGAGGCTGCCATGGCCGGCCGTCTGGCGCTTGCGGGGGGCATTACGGCAGGCCTCGCCGCCGGAGCCGGAGCTGCTGCTGTCGTTGGCGGATCCATCAGCACTGCCATGGACCTCGCCGCCGAGCAACGGAAGGTCAGCACCTTGACTGGCGACACCGCCAAGCTCAACCAATCAATTGCGGATCTGACACGCGCGCAGGGCTACATGACCAGCCAGGCCGAAGCGACGTCCGCCGCTTACGAGATTCTTAGCTCTGGATTTTCTAAGACCAGCGATATTATTCAGATTCTGAAAGCGAGCACGCTAGGCGCAGTCGGTGGATTCAGTGATATTCGCACGGTCGCGGATGCAACTACCAGTATCCTGAACGGCTATGGGCGATCTGCGGCTGATGCGCAGAAGGTCGTCGATATGATGATCCAGACCCAGAATGATGGCAAGATTGTTGTTGCAGAATACGCAACTAGTATCGGCCGACTTGTGCCAACAGCTGCAGCTGCCAACATCAGCCTTGAGGAGATCAATGCTGCAGTTTCAGCCCTAACCGCTCAAGGTGTCCCAGTAGAGTCGACATTCTCTGGCATTAACCAGGCAATTAAGTCAATCATCAAGCCAACTGACGAAGCGCGGCGAATGGCCGCTGCGTTAGGGCTTGACTTCAGCGCGTCGGCGTTGGCGGCTAAGGGATTTGGCGGATTCTTGGCGGACGTCACGAGCAAGACAAAGGGCAATAGCGCAGCTCTGAGTATTCTATTCAGCGACATTGACGGGTATAAGGCGGTTGTCGGCTTGGCCAACGATGACCTACAAAGGTTCAACCAATTCAGCCGCAATCAAGAACGAGTCTTAAATGCATCAGCCAAAGCAGCAGAGAAGGCGGTCGATCCATTCAAGCAATTTTCCAACGCCAACAAGGATCTTGGCAATTCGCTAGGGCAGGTCCTGCTGCCACCTCTGACGTCTGTGACGAAGAAGGTCACGGAGCTGGTTCGGGTGATCATGGGCCAAGGCGTGCCCGACCGGATTAAGGAGCTGCTGAGTCTAAGCAGTGGGCTTGCGATGCCAATCGCGCCTTCTGCATTTGGCTCACCTGGCGCAGCGTTCGCGATCGGCACGGCAATCGGCAAGGCCGGCAGTGCATTGATGGATGAGTTTGCACCGCCGCCCCCTCCGCCGCCAGACGGAAGAAGGGATCTGCCGACGCCAAGCAAGCTCGGCCGCATTCTTCCGCCGCAGAAAACGGAAGACCCGAAAATCACCGAATTGGCGGGACAGGTGCTGGAAGGTGGAAGCAATAAGCCCACAGCTGAATCGTTGATCCTCAAGAAGCCATATGGGGCGCAGATCATTGCCGCGGCAAGAAAAAGAGGGCTTGACCCTGCGCTGTTTGCAGGTCTTATTTCAACCGAAAGTGCATTTAGTCAGTCCGCACTTAGTTCGGCAGGTGCAATAGGCCTCGGCCAGCTGATGCCAGGGACCGCCAGAGAGCTTGGCGTTAATCCAAGGGATGCACTGCAAAATCTTGCGGGCGCCGCCGAATATCTTGCCAAGCAAATTGCAACGTTTGGCCTTGAGGGTGGATTGCGAGCTTACAATCAAGGGCCCGGCAATCAGCAGAGATTCCCGGGTGGGGTTTCAGCGGAAGCAAGGCTATATCCTGGCAAGGTATTAGCAGCAGCCAAGGGGTTTGGATATGAAGATGCTGGAGGAATCAAAGCGGCAGAGCTGCAGGTATCAGCACTTGATCAGCGAAAGCGCGACGCCCAAAAACTTGCTGAGCAACAGCAACAACAAATGGAGCGCACTGCTGAACAGAATCAGAAAATCAATGACCAGATGGCAGAGCGTGAGATCACAGAAGCCAGCAGTCTCAATACAGCACAGCAGCAGCTTGCCGCAATGCAGAACATGACTGAGGTGATGAGGGCCAGGCTTGAATTTGCGTATCAACTGCAGCAAATTGAATCGGACCTTGCGGCCAAAAAAGCGGACCCGATGATGAGCGAAGGGGCCCTCAAGTCCGCCGAAGCATTTGCGGAAGTCAAGAAAGAAGAGGCAAAACTGACTTTAGCTGATGCTGAAAGAAAGTCGTATTACGATCAGCTGTCAACGCAATGGCAAGACCAGCAAGTCACCCTCGCCGCCACGCTCAGCGACTATTACAGCCAGCAATCCGAGAAGCTGCAGGAACAGAACGAGCTGGCCGGCAGCCTGGCCCAGACGATTGGCCAAGGAATGCAGCAGGCGTTCAGCCTGGCGATTCAAGGTGCCGAGAACCTGGGCCAGAGCCTGCAGGAGCTGGGCGCCACGGTCCTGAAGGACATCGCCCAGCAGCTGATCCAGATCGCGGTGATCGCGCCGGTCATCAGGGCGATCAGCGGCATTGGTGGTGGTGGCGGCATCGCACCGATCTCCCCCGGCATCAACGCCCTCCCCGCCGGTGATTTCAGCCAGTTCTTCGCCCCCGCGGCCGGATCGTTCACGGCCGGGCTGCCGACAGCCGGGATCACCCCATTCCAAGGCGGCAACCCTTTCAGCTTCGCCACCGGCGGCATCATGACCCCCCAGGGCCCGGTGCCCCTGCGCACCTATGCCCGCGGCGGGATCGCCACGGCCCCGCAGGCGGCGATCTACGGGGAGGGCTCCACCCCTGAGGCCTTCATCCCCCTGCCCGACGGCCGCCGGGTGCCGGTGGCACTGAAGCAGTACCCCGGCATCCCGGGCACCTCCTCAGCAGCCCAGTTCGAGTCGACCGATCAGGTCGTCCAGCGGCTGGTCGAGACTGCGCGCCAGGAGTCCACCGCCCGGGCCGCGGCCGTCGCCGCCAGCTCGCCGGATGGCACGGTGCGGATCAAGGTGGAGACGACCCGGATCAACTCGGTGGACTACGTCACCGCCGAGCAGGCCGAGGCCCTGGCGCAGGCCGCCGCGACCCGCAGCACCGCACGTCAGCAGCGGGCCCTGCAGTCCAGCCCAGGGGCCCGCCGGAGCCTGGGGATCTGATGGATCACGACATCTCCGAAGGCGTCTACGTGCAGCTGCTGACCCGCGACGGGGCCCCGACGGGCTATGCGTTCCAGCAGTTCCACACCGGCGAGACCCGCGCCTATCAGGGCGTGGACTACATGCACGCCGGCTTTGCCTACTCTGGCGCGACGGTGGACCTGGGCTTCCCCAACGCTGAGGCCGTGCTGGCATTCGACGCCGACGTGCTGGGTCTGAACATCTGGAAGCAGGCGGCCGATGATCTGTGGATCGCCAGGATCCGCACCGTCTGGCTGGACCCTGTCACCCTTGAAGAAACGGGGATCGAGATGATCGACACCTACGCGATCACCGCCTACGTGCAGGATCTGCAGCAGGTCTCGGTGACCCTCGGCAGCCCGCTGGACGCGATCGGCGGCGACTGGCCCCGGCGGGTGCTGACGCAGGCGATGGTCGGCGCACTGCCTCCGAGTGCAGACCTGAGGTTTTGATGCTGGGGAAGCGCCGCCACCGCCTGCTGCTGCCGATTGATCGGCAGATCATGACCGCTCTGGGCCTGAGCGAGACCCAGTACCGGCAGTTTCAGCTTGAGCAGGAGCGCCTGAGCCGGCTGCGGCCGGTGGCGGGGCCCGTGGCCGTTGATCCGCTGACTGCCTTCCTAATCAACCTCGCCATCTCCGCCGTCCTGTCGGCCGCGGCCTACCTCCTGACGCCCCGCCCGCGCCTCAAGCAGCGCAACGCCCCCCGCCCCGGCGAGCTGCGGCAGGAGCAGCAGCAGGGCCAGCAGCTGGTCTCCAGGACAGAGTTCGCCCCGAAGCAAGGGATCTCAAGCACCCAGGACACCGTCGAGCTGGGCGCCACGATCCCGGTGGTCTGGGCCCACCGCGAGACCATCAACGGCATCACCTATGGGGGCGTGCGCGTCAACTGCCCGCTGCTGTGGAGCCAGATGGTCAGCCTCGGCGGTTCGCAGATGCTCCGGGCCGTCTATCTGGTCGGCGAGGCCCCGATCACAGGCATCGATCCCCAGCAGTTCGCGTTCGGTGAGAACCTGCTGTCCGCCTATGACCTGGGCGCCGCAGGCGAGAGCAGCGCGAGGGTGACGATCTATCACCGCCCGGGCGGCGGCCGGATCCGCGCGACCGATCGCATCGCGGGCCGGCTGGCCGCGAACGACCCGGGCAATGCCGAGGCCGCTGGTGCTGGCGACGTGTTTCAGGTGCGGGGGCTGAACAACCAGTACGTGCCAGCGACGTGCTACAGCTACCAGCCCAGCAGCCAGACGGCGTTCGGCGTCTATGCCCCGATCGGCAACGGCCTGGCGTACCGCGTGAACCCGCAGATCCGCCCGATCACGCAGGCGAACCTCAAGACGCCGAAGGATGAGAACCTGGTCAAGCAGGGGATCAGCATCATCGTCTGCAGCCGCGACAACGCCGCGACGGCGCAACGTGAGAAGTCCGACGCGATCAGCTCGAGCCGCTGCGGCCTGACGGCCCACCGCCGGGGCGGCGGCAGCGTGACCGACAACACCCTGCTGGTTGACGACGAGGTCGACCTGCAGCTCGACGCCGGCACCGACGCCGGAGGATCGTTCACTAGCGGCGACTACTCCGAGGGCAAGGGCGACATCGGTTCAGCCGTCGCCGGCCGCCAGCGGGCATGGGATGACGCGATCGTCGTGGGGGAGCTGTACCGGATTGGTTCGGCGGTGTGCGTCTGCTCAGGACGCAGCCCGTCCGATGACGTGTTCCGCTCGGACGTGGACCAGCAGCCGATCGGCGGTGGGATCAGCGTGACCGCGACGTTCCGGGTGGTGGAAGCCGGCACGGCGGACTTCCCCGGCACCGGCGGCACCAGATCTGGCACCGCGGCGCCGCATGTGCTGCGGATGGCCCGGGCGACCGTTGCGATTCCGCAGCCGGCGCAGGTGATCGAGCTGGGCATCCGCTCCACCGTCGGGATCCGGGTGGCGGGCCTGATGAACTTCCGCGACGCTATGCCCTATGGGGAGGTGGACGGCCGGGCCTGCGATTACTACAACCTGTCGCAGCTGCCAGCCCAGCAGATCCTGCGGGTGACGCAGTATCAGTCGGGCACGATCACCCAGATTGAGACCCGCTACGCGTTCTGGAGACTGCGCTACCGAATCGCCGGCAGCACCAGCGGCTGGTCCAGCCTGCCACAGCTGTTCGGCGTCAGCGGCAGCACGCAGCAGGCGCAGTTCAACTTCCTGCGGATCGAGTTCCCGACCCGCCAGCGATGGGAGGTGCGCCTTGACCCGGTGAGCGGCTGGGAGGTGCGCAGCGGCACCGCCAGCGGCGACCTGATCGTCATCGATGCGCGGCTGTCGTCGCTGCAGACCGTCGGCGATGGGTCGGTGGTGGTGCGCGTCGCCGGGGAGTATGTGCAGCGCCAGGCGGCCACGTTCCAGATGCCCTGCACCATCAACACGCGCGGCGGGATCGGGATGCCGAACGTTGACGGCGGCAACTATGTGGACGAATGGGCCCGCCTGGCGGAGCAGTTCGTCTACGACGAGATCACGACCAGCGCCAGCAGCCCCGAGCACGAGATCACCTACGTCAACGTGATCGACACGGCGCCGACGACGCCGACCTATCCGGACATGACGCTGGTGGGCGTCAACATCCGCAGCGGCACCGAGGCGCAGCAGCTGGGGCAGCTCAGCGTCTACGTGAACGACGGGCCCGGCGCCAGCCATTCATTCCCGGCCCTCCTGGCCGCTGGGCTGCTGAACCAGCGCTATGGGGTGGGATCGATCCTGAGCCCGCTGCAGGTCGACGAGGCGAGCTTCGCCAGCGCAACGGACTGGACCCGGACCCGCGGCTACTTCTGGGATGGGGCACTGCCGAAGCCGGTCAACATCCGCACATGGGGCAACGACACGGCGGCCCTGTTCCTGCTGGACCTGATCACCCGCAACGGCGTGAGCTATCTGCAGCCGGCGGTGCTGTTCGGCGCACCGGAGCAGATCACGGGCCTGTTCAACGCCGGCAACATCATCGAGGGCAGTTTCAAGCTGAGCTACCTGGACCAGACCGAGCGCCAGCCGGTGCGGGTGTCGGTGAAGTGGAGGGAGGAGCGCCGGGCCGAGGGCGACGGCAGCAACCGGGGCCTGTTCCCCGTGACCCGGGAGGTGACGGTCCGCGAGATCGGGGTGAGCGAGGCGGCACCGCTTGAGGTGATCGACATGAGCGACTTCTGCACCAGCGAGCGGCACGCGATCGACGTGGCCAAGCTGAAGTGCCGCATGAAGCGGCTGGTGACCCACCAGGTCACGTTCGAGACGATCCCGCAGCAAGCGACCCTGAGCCCGGGCCGCTGCTGCCGCCTGGCGATGGAGACCGTCGCCTACGAGACCGCCCGCAACGGCGCCATCCTGGCGGACGGCACGATCGTCACCAGCGAACCGATTGCCGACGGCACCTACGACGCCCTCCTGTGGGACGGCAGCAGCCAGACCCAGGAGGTGGGGCTGGTCATCCTCAACGGTCGCGCTGTCGGCCGCGGCCCTGCGGTGTTCTGCCTGGCGGAGCGCAACGCGACGGAGATGAGCTACAAGGTGCAGTCGATGGCGTTCAACGATGCCGGCAACATCGCGGTGACGGCCCTGCACTGGCCGACCGATGAGGATGGCCTGTCGCTGATCTCCGAGGGGTTCGACGTGGCCCAGAACTGGGTCATTGAAGGCGCGATCGGCAGCACCGACGCGCCGGGCACGATCACCGCGAGCTTCACCGGCGTCACGATCACCGGGCCCTCGACTCTGACCGTCGGCGTGGCCGGCAGCTATGCGGCGGTGGTGAGCGGGACCGGGACGGGGTTCACCTACAGCTGGACCGGCGCCGGCCTGACGTTCGGGACGCCGACGGCAGCATCGACGACGATCACCGCCAGCAGCAGCGGCAGCAAGACCGCCAGCTGCGCCGTGACGCGGGGTGCTGTGACCATCACCGACACGCATCTGATCCTGGCGGTGGCTGCGCCGACCAGTACGACGATCGGGACCGTGACGATCACCGGCAGCACGACCGGCACCAGCCCGGCGACGATCACGTCAACCGCTGGGATCAGCGGCACGGCGACCGATCCGGTCTACAGCTGGACGGCCCCGGTGATCCCGGCGGGTGGTGCGGTGGACTGGAGTTCCACGAATGAGGCGAGCGCGACGGCGGTGTTCACCGGCGCCGGCACCTACCAGCTGGCGTGCCGGGTGACGAGCTATGTGGCGACCGATCGGATCGTCGACAAGGCGGTGACGTTCAACCTGAGCACCGACACCGCGACCGCAACGGCCCATGGGTTCGCCGCCGGCGACCAGGTCACGTTCACGGCGACGAGTGGCGACCTGCCGACGGGGCTGCTGCAGCAGACCACGTACTGGGTGCGCAGCGGCGGCCTGACGACCGATGAGTTCACGGTGGCAGCAGAGCCTGGGGGCACCCTGCTGGGCCTGTCCGGCACCGCCAGCGGGTCGTACCGGGTGACCAGACTGGGCAAGTCGGACCTGCAGCAGGTGGTGATCTCATGAGCGTGGCATTCCCTGCGATCCGCCCGGCGGACCGGCAGTTCACCGCGCCGTCGGTGCCGGTGAGCGAGACCCGCAGCGAATCGGGCCTGACGTTTCGGCGCCGCCGCGGCAGCCTGGCGGTCGACGCCACGCTGGCCCTGCGGTTCGACGCCAGGCCGGTGGCCGACTGGGTGGCGATTGAAGCGGCATGGCTGGCCAGCGGCAGCGGAATGGATGAGCTGCTGCTGCCGGCCGAGATCTGGGCGCCCGGCGTCGCCCCGGAGCTGCCGGGGCTGCAGTGGCGGTTCATCCCCGACCAGCCGCCACAGAAGTCCGAACCGCGGGAGCTGATCGGGCGGGTGAACATCACGGTGGAGCTGCGAGCCGTAGCGGTGTGACGGTCACCGATCTGGCACAGGGATTGCAGGCGAAGGCTGGGGTGAGGGTAGGGTCTGGGTGTTGAGCTTCCCCAGCGAACATGAGCGAATGGATCACTGATCGCCTGCCGACGGCGGAGGATGCGGATGGGGATGGGTTTGTGCGGATCATGACCCGACGTGGCAGCCATCCGACGAACGGTCACTTTGCCAAATACGACTGCATCGTCCCCGGCCAGCCGTGGTGGTCGGAAAGAGTCCCCCGAGTCCCCCGAGTCCCCCGAGCCGCCCGAGCCGCCCAGCAGACCCCGCCGCCTGCGCCGGCCCCGGCCCGCGTGGTGACGGCGATGACCTATGCCAATAACGTCCTGTACGCAGCCTGCAATGACGGCACGGTTTGGGCTAGGCGACTGGCGGGCGACTGGCTGCAAGCCGATTCCATCCCCCAACCCGAGGCCCCCAATGCTTGAGATCTACGCCTGGGCCGGCGCCTTCACCGCGATGAGCGTCGTGCGCCCCCATGAATGCCGCGAGCCCGGCGAATGGCTCGCCGCCCTGCTCGCTGGGGCCCTGTGGCCGCTGGTGGTTGCGGTGCGGGTTGGGATGTGGCTTCGGCGGCGTCAGCGGCGGGGGAGGGTGGGGTGATGGCCCCGCACATCCTCTACCACGGCGATGGGTGGACGGTCACCCAGGATCCAATCTTCAGCCGCAATCCCAACCTGGTCCGCTTCCACCGCCGAAGCCGGACGCGGGCGCTGCTCGACCAGATCGCCGAGTGGGATCCTGTCGCGCAGGTCTGGGCCTCGAGGCGCTGGGTGCCGAGGTCACCGAAGGTGCCGCTGGCGCTGATCAACAAGGTAGTGGCTCACATGCGCTTCGAGGAGCGGGTCTGATGGATAGGGAAATGACCTTTGCCGTTGTTTTGATGGTTGGGGCAACTGTTGGCCTAGCTGCAGTGCTACTGCTGCATGAGGCAGGCAATGCTTATCTGCGAACTCACTGCAAGCCAACTGGTGAAACAAGACGATCCACAACATTGGTCCCGGTCGGGAAAACGCTAATCCCTATGAGCATGACTTCAGCTCTTTACATTTGCCATGGAGGTGAGAAACGATGGAATTAAAACCCATGCAACCCCCCGCCTTCTACATCAACGACCATTTCGGCTGCATCGGCCGCATCTGGTGGGTCAACACCATGCAGCAGCCGAGTCAGGCATGGAATCCGATGCTGTTCCCCATCTGGGGTGCGGTTCGGTGGTTTCGGGGGTGATGACCAACCCGCTACCCTGACCCTATCCCCCCAGCCGCCCCGATGGCCGTCCTAACCTCACGCGACGCCGAGGTGCGCCTGGACGGCATCGCGATCGCCAAGGCCCGCGACATCTCGCTACAGCTGTCCTCCGAGACCCCGGAGGACACCGCCCTGGGTGACACCACCCGCAGCTACGTCTACGGACTGCGGGCCTACTCCGGGTCCATGACCCTGCTCTATGACCGCAGCAGCCCCGTCAGCCAGCTGCTGCAGCAGCAGATCACGGCCGACGACACCATCCGCGACCTGGAGCTGATCCTGCTCGACCGCAACATCCGCGGGCCCGTCCTGTTCCAGAACACCGGCATCTCCACCAGCGTCGGCGACGTGGTCAGCTGCCAGGTCTCGGTGGTCTTCAACGCCATCAGCGGGACGGTCTGATGAGCCTGCTGGGCACCGGCGGGGAGATGGAGCTGAGCCGTGAGTGGCCGCCGCTCACGGTGCTCACCGATGCCCGCTTTGATAACGGCCGCCTCTGGCTGGCGCAGCCGGGCTTCTGGCCTGGCGATCGGGTGATCATCTCCTGTGCCCGCGGGTTGCCGATCGACGCCAACCTCAACGGCTACGCCGACTGCCCCGATGGCCACCGCCACTGGGGCGGCCTGGGCATTGCAGGGCCCGCGACGGCGCACCGCACCAACGACGCCGGGTCGTACTGGGCCGCCAGTGATGCCGCGGCCTACTGGGAGGCGTCGGCGACGACCGGCCTGACCCAGCAGCTGACCTGCTACGCCGGCCGCGACACCCTGGGTCGGCTGGCGTTCTACGACTCCGAAATCAACGGCGTGAACGGTGGCACCACCGGCCGGCTGCCCCTGGCGGGCGTGGCGTTCGGCGCCCTCGTGCTGGCCCCCTACTCCGCTGAGGCGGCCTACCAGGCGGCACTGCTCACCCTGGCTCAGTCGGTGCTTGCGGTGCTGCCACTGGCGGAGCCGGAGCTGCCTGCCGACCAGGTCGCTGTCATCCCCTCGGCCGCGGCCGGCGCTGAGCTGATCGGGTGGAAGTTGCAGGCCCAGCTGGCCCGCTGGACGCTGGACCAGGAGGCCGCGACGGCCGACACCACGGCGCTGGCGGAACCGTTCGGGGATTCGGTGAAGGCCCTGGTGCGCGGCAGCGGCACCCTGCAGTTCGACCTGGAGCGCAGCTACCGGGCCGGCAGCCAGGACTCAACAGCCCTGCTGCGGCTGGTGATGATGCTCGACCGCGGCTGCCGGTGCCGGGCCCGGTTCTACCTGCACCGCGAACGGCCGGCGGAGGCGCCCGGCAGCAACCCCTGCCGCGATCCACGGCTGGGCGGGGCGCTCTGGTATGAGGCCGACCTGCTGCTGGCCCGCACCGGCGTCGAGACCGGCGCCAGGGAGCTGATCAGCGGCAGCGCGGCGTTCCTGGTGCTCGGTGAAACGCAGCTGCGGATGGGTTAGGATCTGCGCGTGGGAAGTGGCAGGTCTGACGGGCGTGGTGGCCTGTCAGGCCTTTTTTTTGGCCCGCTACCCTAGGTCCATGGCCCTGCCTAGACAGCGGTGACGATTATCAAGAAGGCGGCCGATGCCGGCAGCTGGCCTTTGGCCGCCAGCCAGGCAGACGTCAAAGCCCAGCTCACCGCAATGCTGGATGGCCTGCGGCAGCTGCTGGGCAATGCCAACATCCTCGCGGGATCGGGCGAGCTGAACGATCCGCTCAACGCCCCATTCCAGCTCTACGTCAACCCCTACATCGGATCGGACGCCTTCGCCGCTGGATCGTTCGCGTCCTACGACCCGGATCCGTCGGGCACCAATCCGACGACGGCGAACATTGACGCCAAGATCCGCCGGATCGACAACCAGCGGCTGACGTGCGGCTACAGCGAGATGCGGCCGTTCAAGACCATCAACCGCGCACTGATCGAGGCGGGACTGATCACCAGCAAGAGCTGGTTCAACTACAGCCAGGAGGCCGCTCATCTGGATTGTGTCAGCATCCGCCTGTCGGCTGGCGTCCACACCCTCTACAACGACCCCGGCAACACCGGCACCACGCCTGCCGTCTGGGCTGACGGCAAGGTGCCGACGATCGCTGAACTGGTCGGGTTCAACCCGAATGAAGGTGGCTGCATCCTGCCCCGTGGCTGCACCATGTGGGCGCCGGACTATCGGAAATGCACGATCCGCCCGAACTACGTTCCTGCTGACGCCGATGAGGCCTACAGCGAGTCCAGCGGTGTGGCGACGATCACGAACCGCAGCTGCATGTTCCGCACGACCGGGACCGGCTACACGTTCGGCTACACCCTGATGGACAAGCTGGGCAGCACCAGCAGCCACCATCTGCTCTCGGGTTATGAGTTCGCATCCGAAGCGCAGCTGACAGGCTTCTACGGCAAGATCAACACCGCCCTGGCGCCGAACGGCAACGGGTCGGCGGCCCTGCTGGTCGCCAGGACGTCAGAGCACCAGATCGTCGGCCCGATCAGCGGCAGCCCGTCGGAGGCGTGGGACACCGTCGGATCGGCGTCGTTCTACATCCTCAACGTCGGCATCAGGTCGGTCCGGGGCCTCTGCGGGGCCTTGATGGACGGCAGCAAGGTCACAGGCCTGCGGTCCATGGTGACGGCCCAATACACGAATACCGGCAACCAGAAGACCCTCAGCTGCTGGCAGATCTACTCGGGCGGCAGCTGGGTGACGCCCGCGAATTATCAGGCGCTGATCGATTCATCGCCGGACTCGCGGCGGATGAAGCCCGGCCGGCGGTCGTTCCACATCCGCGTCATCAATGGCGCTTTCGTCCAGGAGGTGTCGGTGTTCTCCATCGGCGCCGGCGTCCACAACTGGGTGCAGACCGGCGGCGAACTGGATTCAACCAACGGCAACACCAGCTTCGGTGGCATCACCGCCCTGGCTGAGGGGTATCGGTCGGCGGCGTTCCCGATCGACAAGAGCTGGACCCTTTCGGCGTTTCGCGTGCCCCTGCGGCCCGACGCCAAGACGCCCGCGATCCGCCGGATCTTCCTCGGCACCGTCAGCAGCGCCACCTCCGGCGCCATCACCCTGTCGGCCGCGCTGGATCCGGCAGTGCTTGAGTCCTTCACCCTGCGGCCCGACTCCTACATCTGGGTCGAGAATCCACAGGGCCCCGACTGGCGGGCGCAGCTGGCCAACCCGTCATGGAGTGCCGGCAGCCCGACGATCATCAACATCGCAGCGGCCCTGGCCGATGAGAACGGCGCCGCCGGCGGGTCAAGCGTCAACAACCGCCGGGTCTACATCCGTCGCATCGCCGACAATCGCACGAAAGAGGAGCGCCGGCTGGTGCTCAAGCTCGCAAACACCACCAACGCCAGGACCCCGCAGCGGCACCAGATCCTGCAGCTGGATCCAACCCGTGCCGGCGTCAGTGGCGCCCTGCCGGCAGCCACGACACTGGCGGTTACATCGACCACGGCGACGACCCCCGTGGGTGACGGGGTGCTGCGGTCGGCGCTGATCTCCCTGCGGCGCTCCAACCCCGACCAGAACTACGCCAACAGCACCTACTACCGCAAGGGCACGGTGGTGAAGCACGCCAACAAGCACTGGGCGGCGATCAGCGATCTGACGACCGCGACCGCAAGCCCTGACCCTGCGCTGTGGTCCGAGTGCTACGTGGGGATGCCGGAGGCGTTCAACGCTGAGGACCCATTCGTCAACGAGGCACCCAGCCTGGTGTTCGACGACGATGCGAGCGGCACTGAGGCATCAACGACCCTCGGCTGGAGCTGGTCGACCGCCTTCACCAGCAGCTCGGCGACGGCCGCGGTGTGGCTGCGGACCCAGTACCGCTCGGGCGTCGATTACCTGGCCGCTCATGCCCTGCTGGTGGCCCTGGGCCTCAGCTCCGCCGATGCCCACACCGCCCTGGCGCCACAGCTCGAGGCCAGCCGCCTGCGCGATCCGGCATCATCGTCCGACTTCCCGGTGGCACCCGCCGGCGGCCTGGCGACCGGTCGCGCCAACTACCCGGTGGAGTTCCGCCGGCCCTCAACCCTGGCGATGGCACCGCATCGCACGGCATGGTCAGGCTGGGGCAACTACTCGACGGCCCTGCCGCAGGTCCAGCAGGACATGGCAGCCCGCAACCGGTTCAGCTACCTGTTCACCAACAACGGCGGCGGCTTCGTCGCCTGCGACGGCACCCAGGAGGACATGCTGCGGTTCACGCCCGCCGGCCTGGAGGACTTGACGACCGGCGAGGTGGCGCAGGTCGGTGACATCGGGGCCCCGGACGTGGCGATCGGTTCCTCAACCACGTTCAGCGGCACCATCATCGATTCGGTGTTCCAGGGCGTGATGGACTTCACCGGCGCGACGCTGCAGGGCTTCCCGCTGGCCAACAGCTCGACCGCTGGCCTGATCGAGACCGCGACGATCGCCGAGGTGCTGACCGCCATGACGACGGTGGGCGCGGGCGGCCTGGCGATCACGACCGATGCCATGCCGGCCGCGATGCGATCCAATGCCGTTGACCTGGGATCCGCCACGGCGCTCGACCTGAGCCTGGGATCATTCTTCTTCCGCACCGTCAACGGCAACGTGACATTCACGTTCACGAATGTTCCGTCCAACGGCATCACCCTATTCCTGTTTGAGTTCCTCTACACCTCCGGCACGATCACCTGGCCGGCGATCCTGTGGGCCGACGGGACGGCGCCAACCCTTGTGGCCGGCTACACCTACACCGTCGCCTTCTACACCAGGAATGGCGGCACCACCTGGCGCGGCAGCCGCCCCACTATCTGGACCTGATGAGCCTCAACGCCCGCCGACACTTTGCCGTCAGTTCTGGATTGACGGCAAACAGCATCATCGCCGATGCTTCATTCCGATTCGACTTCAACACTGGCACAATCAATGACCTGGTCAGCAGCACAAACGTGCTGACGGTAACAAGGCCGTATGAGAAGTATCACATCAGCAGCAGCAAGCGTTACACCAGAACAGCCGCTGGCACTGTGGTCTACGACCATGACAGCAGCGGCAACAATCTCGGCGTCCTGATCGAGGGGCAGTACCTGCAGAGATTTCAGGGGATCAGGTACAGCAATCGCTTCGCGGGGACTGGCGGATGGGAGGCCCCGAACGTCACGTGGGGCGGCAACCAGGGCGCCGGTGGTGGCGGCTACCTGAAGGGCTGCACCATCACCGGCGGCTTCCCGGGCCCGATTGATGGGCTGGAGAACACAGCCGGATACCAATCCAGCCGGTTGATGCTGGACACCTCCTACGGGCATCACTACATCGGCAAGTTTGGACTGTGGAACATCTCAACATTTCAGTCGTACACCATCGCTATCAAGGGATTTGGCGACACGACCAACCATGCGGTGAGGATTGAATCAGCTGGATCTGGCACTGAAGGCGAAGGCGCAATCTGCATCACCCTTGATCTGCAGAATGGGCAGATCCTGGACTTTCGGACTGCCATCTCCAGTGGTCAGGAGAGGTTGATCGCCTATCCGCACATCCGAATCACACAAGACGGCTGGCTGCTGGTTTCATTTCAGGCTGGCAACAACTTCCTTTCAGGCGGCGGGACCAGTTACTCGCAGCCGCGAATCCGCATCGTCAGGAAGGTTGGGAACAGTGTGGTTTATCCGGCCGAGCAATTCTTCGGCGATGGCGCCAGCGGCGTCTATCTGTTCGGCTTCATGCGTGAGTACAACCAGCTGCTGCCCAGTAGCTACGTCCATTCCGACGGCCCGGCCAGTCCGATCAGCCGCCCATCCGATGGCCTGTCCTGGACCCTGCCGAACCCGATCAATCCGAACCTGCGGGCGGTGTTCGTTGAGGTGTTCGGCCACGTCGACACGTCCAGCCTGCTGACCCTGGACGACGGCACTGCATCCGGCAGCACCTTCGCCGGGAACTACATCGACCTGCAGGCCCAGGCAAGCCAGTACCGAGTGGCGATGCGCCGCAATTCCGGCACTGAGTTCCTGGCCGCGGCTGGCATGGCCCCGGCGGTCATTACGACCGGCTCATGGACGGGGGTGTACCAGGGCCCCCGAGCCGGGGCGGGATTGCTGCCAACCCGTCAGCGGTTCGTGGTGTCATGGAACAGCTCCACCGTGTCCGCCCTGGCGGGCGGTGGGCCCGGCACCCAGCAGATCTCGCACGACCTGGGAGGGCTGCCGACGATCTCCCGCCTGATGATCGCCCAGGGCAACAACGGCCACACCAACGTTCCGATCGCCCGAGTGATCGGCTGGAACCGCGAGCTGACCGGCCTTGAGCAGTTCACCCTGATGTCCGCACGATGATCATCTACAGGCTGGCGCCAACCCCGGCGCCGATCACCATGGAGCAGCTGCAGGCCGAGAATCCGAGGACGTGGTTCCCGGCATTCCCGACGGCTGAGGATCTGCTGCCGTTCGGCGTGGTCATGGTCCAACCCACCAGCCCGCCGCCGCACAGCCTGGCGGATGGGTCCTACACCTGCGAGATCGTTCAATCCGAGGCTGGCGACTGGGTCCAGGCCTGGACGTGGGTGCCGAACCCTGATCTCAGTAGCCTGACCGCAGAGCCAGACTGAGCCAGTGGACGCCGAGCGCATCAACCACCTGGACCTGCTGCGCGAGGTCGTGGCGGTGCGCACCCTGGTCGACCGGCTGGTCACCGACATCGCCGAGTACCGGACCCAGCTTGGGGATCCCGAGAACGGGATCTATGCCCGCCTGAACCGACTGGAGCAGTCGCGGGCGCAGCTGATGCTGGTGGCCGTGATCAGCGGCCTGGTGCTGCCCGTGCTGGTCACCGTGGGCATGGACCGGGCCTTTCCTAGAGTGGATGCAGCCCCTGCTGCGGTGTCGCACCCATGAGCAACGTCAGCCTGACCGACCTGGTCGAAATCGTCCTGGCGCTCCACGGCGCTGCTGTTCTGATCGTCAACCTGACGGACACGCCGAAGGACGACGACCTGGTCAGCCGGTTCTATCGCGCCATCGAACTGTTCGCCGGCCTTGTGACCCCCCTGGCCAAGCGATGAGCGGCACGCTGATCGACGCCGCCCGGTTCACCCCGAACCCGCCGGAGCCACATCAGGCCGCGGCCTGGAACTGGCTGCATGAGCAGCTGATGCCTGATCAGCTCGCCAGGTTCCTCGAGCTGTTCCGGGCGGCCCCGCTGCCGAAGCCAGCCGACGATCCAGCGGTGAAGCTCGCCCTGCCGGTGATCAAGGAGTTTGAGGGGTGCCAGCTCAAGGCCTACCCCGACCCTGAGACTGGCGGCGAGCCGTGGACCATCGGCTGGGGCAACACCACCCACTTCGACGGGACGAAGGTCAAGCCGGGCGACACCATCACCCAGGGGGTCGCCGATCAGATGCTTGACACGTTCGTGCGGTTCACCGTCGCCGGCGGACTGGCGCGGTCGATCCCGACCTGGCGTCAGATGTCGGCCCGGCAGCAGGCGGCGATCATCTCGTTCGGCTACAACGTCGGTCCAGCGTTCTATGGCGCCGATGGCTTTGAGACCATCACCCGAGTCCTGCGGGACCGCGACTGGCCAGCGGTGCCAGCCGCGATGAGGCTCTACGTCAACCCAGGCGGGCCCAGCGAAGCGGGGCTGCGGCGGCGGCGGGATGCCGAGGCGAATCTGTGGGGCGAGACCCAGCGTCCGACCGAAAAGATCCTGAGGGTCCAGTACTTCAGCCAGAACGACAACACCAGCGGCACCGGTTACCGCGAGTGCTTCAGCTCGACCAGCGCCATGATCGCGGCGTCCTATGGGCGGGTGCGGAACGACGACGCCTACAACGCCATCCGCGCGAAGTTCGGCGACACGACCGACAGCCAGGCCCAGATCCGCGCTCTGCGCTCCCTGGATCTGGACGCCAGATTCGTCACCAATGCCGCCGTGGGGCTGCTGGAGGCCGAGATCCTGGCCGGCCGCCCCGTCGGTGTTGGCTGGCTGCACCAGGGCCCCGTGAAGGCCCCCACCGGCGGCGGCCATTGGACGCTGTGCATCGGCTTCACACCGGAAGCGATCGTGATGAACGACCCCAACGGCGAGGCCAACATGGTCGCCGGCGGCTACGTGAACCACTCGAACGGCGCCGGCATTCGCTACTCAAGAAAGAACTGGCTCCGGAGATGGGAGGCCGATGGGCCCGGGACTGGATGGGCGCTGCTGGTCAAGCCGCGGTGAGGGCTGGTCGATCCGGGCTGACCTGATATTGGTGCAGCCACACCAGCAGCTGCCAGGTATCTGGCGTCAGGCGGATGCGATCCGGTAGCACCATGGCCCACATCGCATCAAGGCGGACAACTCTGGGACAGCGGCGCGACTGGCACATTTATGGGCGGCAGGGCAGCATCCCAGCGTAGGGTCGTTGGCATGGAACCCTATTCGGCCATGCAGATCGGCGCTCAACACGAGCGCGACCGCCTGCGCCTGCTACTCGAGACCCGCCGCGACATGCTGGTCTCCGCCAACCCTCGCGGCACCACCTCGCGCGTGGCTGAGATCGATCGGATGCTGAACATGCTGCAGCCGGAACCATGACGGGCGGGGCGGCTGCTACCTCCTGCGATGACGCAGGTCTGACCGCGGACCGGATTCCTGGTGAGGCGCCGGCAAGGCAGCAGCGTAAGACCCCATCCACACCTGCCACACCACACATGCAGAGCTATCTGGCCAGCATCGGTCGCGTGCCGCTGCTGACGCCTGCCGAGGAAATCCAGCTTGGGAATCAGGTCCAGGCTGCCGCCGCCCTAGCCGATCGGGCCGATCGGGCCGACCTGACGCCCGATGAGCGCCGGGCCCTGAGGGCCGGGCAACGGGCGAAGAAACGCATGATCGAGGCCAACCTGCGCCTGGTCGTGGCCGTGAGCCGCCGCTACCCGCACGACGGCCTTGATCAGATTGACCTGATCCAAGAGGGCACCATCGGCCTCGTGCGGGCCGTTGAGAAGTTTGACCCCGGCCGCGGCTACAAGTTCTCCACCTACGCCTTCTGGTGGATCCGTCAGGCCATGCAGCGAGCGCTGGATCAGCAGTCGCGGGTGATCCGCTCCCCGGTTCACGCCGCCGATCTGATGCGCAAGGCCCGGAAGATCGCCCGCGAGATCCATCAGGCCACCGGCCGCGAGCCGAACCTGCGGGAGCTGGCGGAGAAGGTCGGCGTCACGGAGGCCAGCCTGCAGTCGGCCGCGATGGCCAACGCAGCGCCGGCCAGCCTGGACGCCCGGGTCGGCGGCGGCGAGACCGACCGGAGCAGCCTGGTGGAGCTGATCGCCGGCGACGGACTGACGCCCGAGGCCGAGGCGATGGAGAACGAGCGGCTGGGCATGATCCGCTCAACCATCGAGCAGGCGATGACGCGGATGACCGAGAACCAGCGCGAGGTGCTGGTCAGACGGTTCGGGCTCTATGGCCACGAACCGCAGACCCTGAACGCGATCGGCGCCGATCTGAAGCTCAGCCGGGAGCGGATTCGGCAGCTCGAGTCGGCCGCCATGGGGATCGTCAAGGCCTGGGCCAGTCAGGTTCGATTGATGCTGCGGGAGTAGCCTCGGGCAGCGGCGGGGGCAGCGGTGGGCCACGAGATCGACGGCTCAGTGCTGGTCACGCGCAGGGAAGGCAAAAGCAGGTTTCGGCGCCAGATCCTGGAGGACTGGGGCCGGACCTGCTATCTGTGCGGGGCCCAGCCGGAGCATCTGACCCTCGACCACCTGGTGGCGCGCCGCCGTGGCGGGGACACTTCCCGGCACAACCTGGCCCCGGCTTGTGCTCCATGCAATCGGCGCAAGGGCTGCGCTGACCTGTG